ATCGCCTCAGCAGCTTCCAGGGAGGAGATAAAGACATCCTCAGCGGCAAGTTCAGCCTCAAGGGCAGCAAGGCTTGACTCACCAGCTAAGGCAGATGCCCGGAGCGCAGCCATTTCGGCAGCATAAGCCGCGTTAGCGTCAAATGCTCCGACCATGGCCTCTCCAACAGCCTCGGGCACCACTTGCATAGCCATTAAACGTTAAGAGCCGGCTGCACCGGCTCAAACAATTCAACGGAATATGCCACGTAGATATCTCCAGTTGCGCCATAAGCGCCGACTCCTGTAAGGGCAGCTGCCGTGCCAAAATATAAAAGACACGGTTTAGTGTCAGCGTCCAACCCTCCTTGCTTTCGAACATAGTAGTAAGGCTGAGTGAAAGATTTGCAATCAACATCAACGAAAATAGCCTCATCAATACCCAAATCAGTACGAAAAGCTTTTTCCTGGTTGATGCCACCTCCTATCCAAACAGGACCAAGAGAGGAGGAATCTGATACTGCAACATCAGCAGTAGATGTGGGAGCACTATCAGATGGGTCGTAACCGACTGAAATGAATGCCTGACCAGGAACCGAGGTAGGAACCTTAGGGACATACAAAAATCGGAGAAACTTCCAATTGAACTTCGAGTAATTAAGTGCCAAGGTACTAAGCCAAGGAACGAAAGATGCAATACCAGGATTGCAGGTATAACTCGAGAGCAAATTTGCAAAAGTATCAGTAGCGAACCCCTTCACAGATGCAATCAACTCATAATTTTGAACTACCATCTTCCGACCCATACCGGCAGAAATGGGCAAAGCACTCTTCTGTTTCGAAGTAATGCCACCCATAGCAGCAGGAGCCGTCTTACTGTATCGAACCTGGGGAGAGAGCTTCATCTGCCCCTGGTTCTTCTTACTCGTGATACTCTTATTTTTATTTTTAGCCATTTTTGGTGCCATGTTTTGTATTGGATCCAGCAAACATGAAACTGGACTGTTCATCCTATCCTCCCCACCAGGGGTAGAGCCGTGCAGTCTCTCGGCATTTTTGTTAGCACGTAAATATTTACAGGATTGCTCCAAACGTTTTGGTCTGTTTAAAGGATAGGACCCAATTTAACAACTCTCAGCATCAGAACCAGCCAGGTAAATGGACCTGACGTCCAAATTTCCTGACTGAGTATTGAAATGACGCTGTGTAGTAATAGTCCTCAAGGGCCTGTTGTTGTTCAGGCGTGGTACCGAAAGCTAGATAAAAAGAATGTCTAGTTTCAGGAGCCACTGTACCATATCTACGATGCATCCCTTTGGATAGCCAAGCGAGCCCACCAGTAAGTTCGGCATCAGGGGCCCTGCCCCTACGCTTAGAATTCTGTTTGGTTCGTTTGATTTCAATACTAGCTGCCGCACGGATGTAGGAAGAATAAAACTCTTGATATACAGGTATTCCGCCACAAAGACTGAGACCACCTTGACCAACAGCATCCATCCATAACTTGCATACGTTCGGCGACTGCAGTTCTTTCAATGAAAGACAATCCTTGGCGATTGCTTTCGGGAAGTTCCTGACCATGACATAGGACCCATCAACGAAGATTGGGTGAGTTTGACAAAACTCAATACCTTCAATGTCATAGACAGGCTCCTCGACCTTCATATCGAAGCCCATTTCTAAGAACCACTCAGTAAGACCATTTTGAAACTTAGATAAGTCAGCACTCTCGATAACCACAGTGCAGTCATCACCATTATTGGCGAGACTGCCCCGAACGCCGCGTAATTGAAGGTAGCTGTGAACAAGCGCGCACATGATAAGACAATTGCCCATGGCGGTGTTCATATCACCACTCATTCTGCAACCATCCACCACATACTTCAATTTACCGTCGCGGCAATGACCAATTGCTCGGTTCTGCAACTGCCATGACAGCAATTTGCGGAGCTCCTTAGAATGGAAAATTCCATTGTAAACGGAATGTTCCCACTTAAGAGCTTCTACGCTAACATGCTGATCAAAGCGACTTGCATCCAAGCCAATAGCAACTGGATTGCGATATCGAGACCACTTATCTTGGAAGATCTGGCCCGTTTGCTGAGCATTAAACCCTTTGAGAACAGTTGGTTCACCAAATATACGGGCAATAGCTCCATATACTTTGTGTTCAACTGGTCTCAAGTACTTCCCCACTTCAACATTGTACCTGGGATCCCTCGGAGAAATGACACGAGGGTCGGGGTCTGGTTTGTCATCAGAATTAATAAATTCTGCTTTGACAAAAGCCTTTATCGCGGCGTCCTTCCGACTCACAC